GTATGATAGACATTTTGAAAACAAGTTTGTCGCGCATACACCAATTACGAGCGGACCATCATACGATGTTGACAAGTTGGACAATCTTTTGAAGAACGTAACAGCACTAGAACCGTTGAGTGAAGAAACGATGAACATTGTGAATGAGGTACATCCTGAATTATGTGGTGATGGTAGACTTTTCTTATATTGTGAAGAGAGTGGTGGTATGACACTTATAGATAAGAGAGCTGTAGATGCAGTAGCAGATCAGAAGACACAGGATTATTGGCAATTGTTGCCCATATTACCTGAGCCTAACATCATAATACCATCATTGCGTGGCTTCACTGCTAACTCACGGCTTGATGCTGCACGAACTACACTGAAAACAAAATTGCGCATGGAAGCTTATCCCACTGTAGCAAGACCCTCTTTGGCATCCAATGTTTTCGAGACATTAAATAGTGTGACGAACCGTCAAGGTAGTGTGAAAATGCAACAAACTAAACAAAGCAATTGTTCACTTGAGTATAAAATGTTCACTAACAACTATTACAGGGTGAACAGTGACATTCTAAGGAGAAAATGGGAGCAAGACACAATACGTATTGACATTAGTGAATCAATCAAGTGGGCCAAGGACCACAACCACCCCAAAATGGTACTAGAGTCACTTGAAAAATTGTTAATTGATGGTTATGAAATGAATCCAATTAATGCTATTAAAGTTCATGGAAAAGTTGAACAAACCACTAGATTGCCAAAAGTTTCACGCTGGTTCACAGACGTAACCACACGATCTATTTTGGCATCAGCATATTGCATTTCAGCACTGTTTAGTCCAATGTTTAAGAAAGCTAAAGTGCGTCTGAAAGAAATTTTAGTAAGAAAAATTGTGTATGTGGATGGTATGTCACCACTGCACATGAAAGCTCATGCTGACACAGTAGAAACGGGTGATTGGTTTGTTGAAGATGATTTGTCCAAGCAAGATGCTGCAACCACACACCTTATCATAGACACAGAAATGTTGATTTATCATGACTTGGGTGTTGATATAGCTACGTTAGAGATGTATAAATGGATGCACATGAAATGGAAGTGGAA